TCATTATTTAAAATCAATATCCCAACGCCGGTCATGGCAGGCGTCCGGACCCCTGTCAGGCAGTTTGCAAGTTGTGTTCTTGTTGACAGCGACGACACTCTTGATAGCATCTTTGCCAGCGATATGTCTATTGGACGCTATACGGCGCAAAGGGCAGGCATCGGAATCAACGCAGGAAGAATCAGAGGCGTCAACTCACGCATCAGAGGTGGAGAAGTAGCACACACAGGTATTGTTCCGTTCCTAAAGAAGTTTGAAGCAACAGTACGTTGTTGTACACAGAATGGTGTACGTGGCGGCAGTGCAACTACACACTTCCCGTTTTGGCATCAAGAGATTGAAGACATTCTTGTGCTAAAGAACAACAAAGGTACAGAGGACAACAGAGTACGTAAGTTAGATTATTCAATTCAACTTAACAAAACTATGTATGAAAGGTTATTATCCGGCGGCGATATAACTCTTTTCTCGCCACATGATGTGCCAGGATTATACGAAGCATACTTTGGCGACCCAGAAGAATTTCAAAAGATGTATGAGATGTACGAACGTAAAACATCTGTTAAAAAGAAAAAACTACCAGCAATGGAATTGTTTAGTGCATTGATTAAAGAACGTGCAGAAACAGGACGCATTTATATTATGAATGTTGATCATGCTAACACACACAGTTCATTTAAGGACACAGTTTACATGAGTAACTTGTGCCAAGAGATTACATTACCAACTAAGCCATTACAACACATTGACGACCCAGAAGGTGAAATTGCATTGTGTATCCTTAGTGCTATTAACGTAGGTACAATTAAGTCATTAGACGACTTAGAAGAACTATGCGAATTAGCAGTAAGAGCTTTAGAAGAAATTATAGACTATCAACGCTATCCTATCAAGGCAGCTGAGATCAGCACAAAGGCAAGACGTAGCTTAGGAGTAGGATACATTGGCCTTGCACATTATCTTGCAAAGAACAAAGCAAACTTTGCAGACAAAAAAGCATGGCAATTAGTACACGATTTGACAGAGGCTTTCCAATACTACTTGTTGCAAGCAAGTAACAAATTAGCGCAGGAAAGAGGCCCTTGTGAGTACTATAACCGCACTAAATACAGTGACGGAATACTACCTATCGACACTTACAAAAAAGATGTTGATACTATAGTGGAGAACAAACTTAACTATGATTGGGATAGCTTACGTAAGAGCATTGGAGAACACGGGCTTCGACATTCAACGTTGTCCGCTCAGATGCCATCAGAAAGCAGTTCCGTTGTGTCGAACGCGACTAACGGAATCGAACCACCACGCGGATACTTGTCCGTTAAGAAGTCCAAAAAAGGGCCTCTTAAGCAGATTGTTCCGCAGTATACTACACTAAAGCAACATTACACACTATTATGGGATATGCCTAGTAACGAAGGCTATATTAAAACTGTAGCAGTGATGCAAAAGTTCTTTGATCAAGCAATCAGCGGAAATTGGTCATACAATCCAACACATTTTGAAAATAATGAAGTTCCAATGAGTCAGATGATTCAAGATTTGTTAAATACGTACAAGTTAGGGTGGAAGACAAGTTATTATCAAAACACTTATGATTATAAAACTGACCCTAGTGAATTAATTGACGAGCCAGCACACAATGTTGGATGGCACGACAATGTAAAAGAATCTCCAGTCGAGCGTACTGAGTTTAACGGTACCGACGAAGAGTATGATGAATATTGCGAGGCATGTGCAATTTAGGTTGACATGAACGCATACAGAGTGTATAGTAATAGAGAAGAAGTAAGTAAGGAAGAGAAATGGCAAAGACAGTCTTTAACAAAGAAAAAGTAGACTTCACCAAACAAAATATGTTCTTTGGTGCAGATCAAAATACACAGCGATATGATGTATTCAAATTCCCTGTGTTTGATAAACTTAATCAAACAATGTTAGGTTATTTTTGGAGACCTGAAGAAGTAAGTCTACAAAAAGATAGAGCAGACTTTGCACAATTTCGTCCAGAGCAGAAACATATTTTTACTGCTAACCTAAAGTATCAAACATTACTAGATAGTGTACAAGGACGTGGTCCATGTTTGGCATTCTTGCCACATGTATCTATTCCTGAACTAGAAGGTTGTATTGTTACTTGGGACTTTTTCGAAACAATTCACTCACGTTCGTATACACATATTATGAAAAATGTATATGCTGATCCAGCAGAAGTGTTTGATACTATCTTAGATGATGAAAAAATTATTGCAAGAGCAACGAGTGTTACTAAACATTACGATGCGTTTAATGAAGCAGTAGATGCGTTTCAACATCGTGGCGAAGGTAACATGTATGAAGTTAAGAAAAAACTTTATATGGCAATGCAAACTGTAAACATCTTAGAAGGTTTACGTTTTTATGTTTCGTTCGCTTGTACATTTGGTTTTGGTGAACTAAAACTAATGGAAGGTAGTGCAAAAATTATTTCACTTATTGCTAGAGACGAAGCACAACATTTGGCACTTAGTACTCATGTATTAAAACTATGGGCTCAAGGCAAAGACGATCCAGAGATGGCTAAGATTGCTAAAGAGTGCAAAGAAGAAGTATATGACTTATGGCGAGAGTGTGTTGCAGAAGAAAAAGACTGGGCTGAATACTTGTTCAAAGACGGCAGTATGATTGGTTTGAATACCACACTACTTAATCAGTATGTAGAATACATTGCAAACCGTCGACTAAAAGCACTGGGCTTTGATACAATTTTTGATGCTCCAGTTAATACTAACCCGCTACCTTGGACACAACACTGGCTAAGTTCATCTGGATTGCAAGTTGCACCTCAGGAGACTGAAGTTGAATCATACATCATCGGTGGAATTAAACAGGATGTTGATAAGGACGCACTTAAAGGATTTAGTTTATGAGTATAGAAATCTGGGGTAAGCCTGCTTGCCCTTCTTGCATGAAAGCAAAAGCATTATGTGAATCAAGATCGTTTGATTTTAAATATAAAACACTCGGACAAGATTTTAGTAGAGAAGAAGTTTTTGAAAACTTTCCAGATGCAAAAACATTTCCTCAAATCAAAGTATACGGCAAATCAATTGGCGGATACGAACAGTTTGTAAAATATATCGAAGATACAAACTACAACGGAACAGGACACGGATAATATATGTTAATTGAAGCACCTTATAAGGTAGGAGATACCGTATCTTTTAAACTTAGCAGTGGAGAAGAACTTGTTGCAAGACTCGATTCAGAGTCTGACAAGGCTTTTGTACTCAACAAGCCAATGGTAATCATTGCACAACAACAAGGTTTAGGTCTAGCACCATTCATGTTTAGTGTAGCACCAGATGGTAAATTTAGCCTTGCAACTTCATCAGTTGCATGCCTAGCAAAAACTGAAAAAGGCATTGCCGCACAGTATATCGAAAAGACTACTGGCATCGCTCTGCAATAATCGGTTGACAACTGCTAGAAAGTAATATATAATAAACATTTAAATAGGAGAAAACTATGACAAACCACGAACAGATTGTACAAGCGTTCAACAATTACCTAACAGAAGCATCGACTTTTGATGAAAAAGGTGTGAAAGCCGCGGCAACAAGAGCAAGAAAAGCACTAGGCGATCTTGGTAAACTTACTAAGGCACGTAGAGCAGAAATTCAAGATAAAAAGAACTCAATGTAATGAGCGGACAACGGCGCTGGCTTAAATTATGGGCTAGGACTGTTGGCATGCCGATAGGCATTGACGATAACGATAAGCCAGAGTTCCTTCCAATTACACAAACAGATGTAAAGAAGGCTCTGGCTTTTCGCACCTTTTGGATTGTATTGCATGTTGTTACATGTTTTATGATCATTGCAGGAAATGGAAAGACTTTAGGGCTTTGGTAAAACCAAATACAAAATTTAATCTCTCTGTTAGAGACATAGAAGTAATCGAACAAGCGTTACGAGCAAAAGCAGGCCGAAGAGGTTTAGCCATTGCTGAAGGCGAAACGTCTCCTCAATTAAGAGAAGAGATGAATGAAATACAACAACTACTAGGAAGAATACACGACCAAAAGAATTGGTTTGTATCTAAAAAATTTACTCCAGGCGGATAGTTTTTAGTACGCATATAAATAATGTATGAGATATTTAATTGGGCAGTGTGAATACAAATGGTCCCACGCACATAAGAGCATGGAAAACATGTGGATAATGCGTGAACTAGGACAAGACTTGTGGAAGCAATGCAATCAAGACGGATTTCAATTAGAGTACATTAGAAGCAATAGTCAAAGTTTACCAGGAGACATATATTGTCGTTGTGATATCTATGTAGATGTAGACGATCACAAGGCAGGCACAATGTTTGCTATAAAATATTCAGAAGTAACAACGCCAGTTTCTAAAGTTCAATAAACTCTTTTTCTCGGTCAAGATATTTGTAATCGATCTTGACAGGATCAAACTTCTCTAAAGCATCGAATATCAATTGCTTATCTAAATCACCACAAGTATATACATCAAGTTGTACTAAGCAAGGGGCACCTTCGTCCCATACATGTATTGCAACATGACTAGTTTCAATAATAGTAACACAAGTCAAGCCTCGGTTGCCTTCCATTTCACAATACTTCGCAAACGGTCCCATCATTATTTTCATACCAATGTCTCGAATTAGATTAGATGACCAATCGATAATTGTTTGCTCGTACCTTGGAGGGTTACTTACTTCTGCTCTAACTATCAAATGTTTATGTTGTAACATAATTGGAGGTATTTAGTATAAAAAAAGGTTGACAAGAATGCCTTTTGACTGTATAAATAATGTGTAGACGTTGAAGCAACGTGAACGCATACAGGACTCGGGGGCAGTACCCGACGACTCCACCATAAACACATTTACTGAGTGTGCTTATGATGGGGTCGAACTAGGATCGACTGGTGTTGTAGTGAAGTGGAGTTTACCGGATGACTGCGTTATTGGTCAAACTTTATAATTGCAAACGACAATTATGCGCCAGAAATGGCAATGGCGGCCTAATTTAGGTCACCGGGGTTGATCACCTAGCAACAGAACGATTGGGAAGGGTGTTGTAGAAATACAACATCCTTTCTTATTGAAGAACCGGATTAGCATAGGTTTGCTAGTCTTTTGATAAGTAATATATGGAGTGCATACTAACCGGGATAGCACTCTTTAATTTTTTAAAATTTAAGGAAGAAGATATGCGAATTACAACAATCGCCACAGCGGTCCTTATGGCGCTTTCATCAGCGACATTGGCCACAACAGCAACAGCAGAAGCAACTGAAATTGCTCCAAGATTAAGTTTAGATACTGAAGTAAAAATGACTCACATGGTAGATGCAGAAACTAACGTTTTAACAATCAATCCAGAGTTTACATATGCGGCAACATCTGCTCTTGACCTTTCAGTAGGTACTACATTTAACCTTTGGGAAGATGTAACAGATACAAACTTTACAGATGAGTTAGATCATATGCCAGTGCTAGAACTAGAAGCAGATTATGCTTTAAGTGATGCATGGTCTTTAGAAGGCTCAATGAACTATGACCTAGAAGCAGGTGAGCGTTCGGACATTAAACTAGTAGCATCGTTCTCGTTCTAATTTAGTTTAAACTTTATAAAAAGGGTCGCCTAGTGCGGCCTTTTTTTATGACAAAAATTAATAAATACGTACATAACCAAGGAGGGTTATGAAATTACACAAGTATTACGAACCACATGAAACACACCCGAAGAAAACAAGTATAGGAAGAAACCACAGTAGAACAAAGTTTAGTTCAATGAATAAAGGTAAGAAGCGTTCTTACAAGAAATACAAAGGACAAGGAAAATAACAAATGGAAATGTTTATATTAGTATTAAGTATGTGGGGCAAAACAGCCTCAGACGAATGGATGTACATTGGCAACCAATATGTATACAATACTCCTATGACACAAGAACAATGTGAAAATATAATTAACCCAAGTTCGTGGTCGTTCCATGGAACAAATGAATACTACAAGGTACAGTTAGATTGTATGCCACAAGGTAGCGAATTAAAATAGGAGAAGTATATGGCGGACAAAGAAGATAATACAGGTAAGATGGAAGTAGCAGTAAGAATATTAGGCAACGAGTTAGTTGCACTAAAAATGGTAGTAGACGACTTTAAAATTAAATGGTTAATTTATGGAGTTGTAACTATTGTAGCATTAGGATGGGCGGCAAGCAGTTTTGGACCTGCTTTGTTCGACATGGTCGGCGACAATGCTCAGTAAACAATGTAAATTACACTTAGAAAAAGTAAACGAAACACCAATACAACACATGAAGACGGCACTCAAGACAGCAGTGAAATTACAACTATTAGTACCTGCTTTAATTATACACAGTGTAGCACCGAGGTACTTCACTAATACAGCAACTAATGTAATGAGGGAGATATTAGATGGAAGACAAAGTAACTGAAGGTGATGTTCAAGCAGGTATAGAATTTATATACCATATGCGAGAACATTTAGTAGACGTAGGTATAGCAACAGCATATTTGTTTGTTTGTTATACAATTTATTTGTTATTAAAAAAATATATAAAGTGAGGGAAAACAATGTACGAATATAAATGTAAAATATTAAGAGTAGTAGACGGAGACACAGTTGATATAGATATCGATCTAGGCTTTGGTATATGGATGCACAAAGAACGTGTTCGAATGATGGGAATTGATACTCCGGAATCAAGAACAAGAGATAAAGTGGAGAAGACATTTGGACTTGCATCAAAAGACAGACTCAAAGAACTGTTACCAATTGGATCAACACAACATCTCAAAACAGAAATTGACAGAAGCGGAGAAGACAAAAAAGGAAAATTTGGAAGAATCCTTGGAGACTTCATTGTTGACGAAAAGAGATGCACTGATATTCTTATTGAAGAGGGACATGCTGTAGCATACTTTGGTGGATCTAAAGACGAGATTGAAATGAAACACATGGCAAATAGAGAGAAATTGCTACGTGAAGGTGTTGTTGCCCGCGATGAATACGATGCGGCTGTAGCACTAATGAGTAAATAAACCGCTAAAATACGCGGAAAATAGACTTTTTACCAAAAAAGGTTGACGTCTGCGCTTTATTATGTTATTATACTGTTAATATGTTAACTAAAATAATAAAAATAATAAGGAGTAACATTATGTCAAATACAGCAAAAGGTACTAAGTTCTTTAACGAAGGAACTCAAAACCAACAAATCTTAGCAAACTATTGGGGTAACGGTAAATCGTTTACAACTTCAGATCTAACTGATGACTTAGAAATTATGTCACCAGGTGCAAGATTAACTGAACTAAGAGAAGAAGGTTTCGACGTAAGAGTAGTTGAAACTAACTCACATGATTCAGTAGGTAGACCAGAATCTACATACAAAATCATGAAAAGAAGAGTTCTTGCGTAATCTTTTACCAAAATAACTTGACTTTTGCGCCTTGGCGTGCTATTATATACAAGTAATAGGCAAACGAAAGGCGCAATAGTATGACAATGAGTTTAGTACGTGGGATGACCACACTCAATACCAAGAAGCGTAAGGCTTCTAAGATGACACGAAGCAGACTAGAACGTTTGCAAAAACAACACAAAGAACACAACAAACATATGAAGCAGTTAGGTTGCCATAACAATCTTATGACATTCCAAGAATACTGTGATTATGCCAGTGGTAACTACAAACCCAAGACAACTACAAAATCCAAGCCTTGGACTTACGAAGGTCCAGCAGTTCGCAAGACAGAACAAGTTCCTAGTTTATCTTCTAAGGAAAGTTTTGCTCCTGCGACTAAAAAAGAATCTATGCAGTATACAGGCGAACGTAAACTTGTTGGTATTGCTATGATGCATAAAAGTAATTTGGTTCCAGTGTTCGCAGACGATGACGACAAGACTGGATCAAAACAAGCGACAGAGATCGCACAGATGCGTAGGAACTAAAGCACATACATAATATGGTATGTAACTTGAATTAAATAAATGATGAGGCACAAAATGAGAATTTTATCTACTTGGACGGCCATTGTACTTACTGCTAGTTCAGCATTTGCGAACGCAGGTACATTTCAAAATCCAAAAATCGACGAATTATACACACAATATAATCAACCACAACTCTATTGCTTGGCACAGAATGTTTACTTCGAAGCCAAGTCAGAGCCATTAGCGGGACAATATGCTGTCGCTGATGTTGTACTGAACAGGGTACAGGATACACGTTATCCAAACACAATTTGCGAAGTTGTGCAAGAAGGACCAATTAAAGAAAGTTGGAAAACAAAACAACACGCAGACTTATCTGAAGAAGAACGAATCTATCATCCAATTAAAAATCGTTGTCAGTTCAGTTGGTACTGTGACGGCAAAGCAGATACTATTAGAGATAATGATGCTTGGCGTATTGCACAAATTGTTGCATACAAAATCGTACACACAGAAAAAATGAGAGGCATCACTGAAGGTGCTACACACTATCATGCTGACTATGTTTCGCCGTCGTGGGCAAAGCAAATTCAATTAGTCGGTAGCATATCAACACATATATTTTATAGGTGGCCGTAATGGAAAAACTTACACACATAGTCTTGGATGACTTTATGCCTCCAAGTCTGCAGGATCATATTGAAACTGTTACAATGTATAACGATAATCTTGAATGGGGTTTTAGAGATCAAACTTCAGGAGTATTGCATGAAAAATCTGATCAAGATGATCTTACAATTAAAGAAACTTTTCAATATCAAAGTAACATCTATGATCACGATGCAGGATCAACAAGCCGATGGTTTGAAAGCATACATCCTATTATGATGTTTGCAGAATATGCACTAGGTTTTAGGACAATCAATATGAGTAGGATTAAAGCAAACACTCTCCTACAAGTTGCCGGTACAGAAGGAACCTATCATCCACCACACATGGATCTAATTAATGACAATGGATATGCTATGGTATACTATTGTCATGATGCCGACGGAGAAACAGTATTGTTTGACAAACGATATAATCAAGCAATGAGTCATGATCCAAGGTTTATGAATTACGGTGCATATACTTTAAAAGAAATAGCACGTATTACACCAAAGAAAGGAAGAGCAGTTCTTTTCCATTCTAATCGTTTTCATGCAAGTTCAAACCCTGTGGTTGCACAAAGACGTGTAATAATTAACCACGTTTTTACTACAGATGACAACTTCTTAACCAAAATAGATTGACTTTTGCGTTTTATTATGTTATGCTTAAAGCATAATATAAACAAGGCTCAATAATAGGAGGCA